TATGGACATCTTGGTCATCGTTCCAATAATCAAATAGCGGTAAACCATTTGGGGCTAATCCCTCTTCTGAACCTTTAAACCACATACCACCAGTATATTCAGAATCACCATAAAATTCTGCACTATCTACAGCTTTTAACTCAGGGAAAGTTTTATTTAATAACTCTATTACTTCATTATGATTCAACATTTTCAAGTTCCTCATTAACCATTTTACATGCCAGATTCCAAGCCATCATTGCCGATAACCACGCTACAGATTTTTCACTTCCACTAAAACTATTTAATCTTTCTACCAGATCATCCATATCTTCTGGGGTTACGAAAACATTTGTGCCTCTAATTTCCATCATTTTTCTCCCTAGTACTAGTTAATTTATTGAAGCCTACTACTAACGTAATAGGCTTTATAAATTTACTATATTAAGCTTGCTCAACCCATTTCAAACCAAATACAGACGGGTATAGCTCTCTGTTAAAGTTTTTATCGCCCACTGAAGAGACCCAAACTTTGCCTTGGCTAGAAGATTTATGCGGTGGATTGCCGCCTTCAAGAACATATGATTCATCTCTAAAAGACTTAATCAATTCTTTTTCAACTACCCGATCACCAGTTTTACTGTGTACCAAAATCCAACCTTTTTTAGATATAAACATTATGCACCTCCAGTAAGTACAACATAAAATACTATTCCAATATACGCTAACACTATTGCAGAAATTAACAATCCTACTTCTAGTAGAAACTCAAATAATGCTTCCCACCAATAATTATTCATAACGTCCCCTTATAAATTCTATTAAGCCATCCTTGGCCGTTGATAATTCTATATTACTTGCTCAGGATTTCTAGGATAGCGTCTAGCTTGCTATCAACCTCAGAGACTTTGGTCTCCAGCGCAGTAACTCTGCTATCCATCTTATTAGCTACGCTATTGATCGGGGTAACTTTCTTGGCAGCAGCCTTTGGCTTCTTAGAATCTAAAGCTTTCTCAGCTTGCTGAACTGTCTGAGCCTTAGCTTTCTTTGAAGCCTTTGGCTTCTTGATCAGTTCGATGAACTGCTTTGGGACAACCTGATGGTCAAAGAAGTCTGTGACTTCACCATGAGTCATATGAGCATCCTGATCGCCATAGAATTTATTCAGGACAGCGTTGAACACTTTGGTCAAACCATATCTCTCCGAAGGAGACTTGGCATAGATATTTGCAAAGTGACAAGCTACGCCATAGACTTGTTTGGCAGAAGCAATTCGGTTGTTGTCGATTTGAGCAAAAACTACGTTTTTCATATCATATCACCTTATAAAATTTTAATTTTTGGAAGCTGGATCGACCAGCAGTTTGACCCTTTAGTCTCTTAATTAAATAACTTAAAAAGTCATAAATGACTTCTTTTTAAGTTATTTAATTAAGAGACTTTATTAGTATCTCCATAACCTTTTATAGGTTATGGAGATACTAAAATTTTGACTGACAGCATAGCTGTTGTGCGGGCATTGAAGACTTTAAAAGTCTTTGAAGAAGATCGACCTGAAATCGCCAACTCTCCCTTCGGGAGGCTGTTAACTCCAAAATCTAGAAAACTCTGGAGAGGTATAATCGGTAGATTATAAAAGCTTGTAAGTCTCTGAAATCCTTGGAAGTCTTTGGAGAGATTCTAAAGAATCTTAAAAGTCTTACAAGTCTCCCTAGTTAGTAAACTAGACCTGAAGCTTTGGAGTCTTTGAAGACTTTGAAAGTCTTATGTGCAGGATAGAATCTTAAAAGACTCAGGAGTCTTTGAAGGGCGGGCAGGTGACCACACCCCCTCCCCCTATATATACACAATCTTATACATTTTGGAAGACTTTGGAGTGTCAACCAGTTAGGGCGGCAGCTTTAAAGTCTTTAAAGGTGGGAGGTATGTGCATATAAATGTACACAAAGTACATAAATATGTACATATAAGTGTATACATCGGTTTATATTTATGCATATATGCGGTGTTAGAGTGCGTATATACACACAAATCTAAACCTAGAAGGCGGGGGGAGACGAATAAGGAGTGTATGGCTAATATGTCTATATAACCCCGGAGGGCTTAATATCCATTATACACCTGAAATTCAATTTTGTCAAGTACTTCTATATACTTTTTAGTTATGTGCACCTGTATTGATATACCATAAGTGATATATGCACCCCTTTTATGCGTATTTATATATCATAAATAAGATTCTTATGCAAATAAGTTATAAAACACTTGACAAAACCCCATTTTACCTGTATAATGTAATACATGTCAAACAATAAAGAACTCACAACTAAGCAACAATCATTTCTTGATAGCCTTGTAGCCTGTAATGGGGACACAAGACTAGCAGGAGAAATGGCAGGCTATGCGCCTACAAGCATTAATAGTGTTGTTAAGAGTTTAAAAACAGAGATCTTAGACCTAGCTACTAATATACTAGCGCAGAGCGCCCCTAAAGCTGCTCTAAAGCTCGTACAGGTCATGGACAGTGAAGTACCTATCCCGCAAGCTAACATGCGTATACAGGCCGCACAGACCATTCTAGACCGTGTAGGCTTAGGCAAGACAGATAGGCTTGATGTGACAGTAAACACAAATGGTGGTTTATTCGTCATACCGGCGAAAAAAGAGGTAGTTATAGATGCAGACTATACGGAGGTCTAGTAGCACTATACCGTTTGGCTATGCATTAAATGAGAAGAACACAGAGCTTCTTACGCCTATAGACAATGAACTAAACGCTTTAGATAAGGTCATACCCATGATCAAAGATAAAACATTAAGTTTACGAGAAGGCAGTTTGTGGTTAGAGTTTGAAACAGGACGCAAGCTTTCGCACATGGGTCTAAAGAAAATAGTAGATAAGCGCACATGAATGATTGGGAACTAAATCCCGATGACTACGCAAAAGACGACAACGGAGAGTTTATACTCAAAGTTGACGGCACACCGCGTAAGAGGTCAGGTAGAGCTAAAGGATCTAAAAGCCGTGGTTATAATTACCATTCTGAGACTAAGGCAAAGATGGCTGCAAAGAAAGCAGTCAAAGAAAAACAAAAGAAATTAAAGGCAGCCCAAGCTAAGGTCGATAACTACAAGAAGTCAATAAGTAAAACTAAAAAGACTTTGATACAGCTTGCTAATGATAAAGCAAGTAAAGTTATAAGCGAAGAAGATTTACAAGATCTTCCAAAGCCCTTAGCAACTGAAGCTCAAGAGGATGTTATCTTCAAGGCCAACGAAGGCCCACAGGAAGACTTCCTTGCCGCAGGAGAAACAGATGTCCTGTATGGTGGAGCAGCAGGGGGTGGTAAGTCCTACGCTATGCTTGTAGATCCGTTGCGTTTTGCACACAGAGCTGCACATAGAGGTTTGATTATTAGGCGCTCTATGCCTGAATTGCGCGAACTGATCGATAAGAGTCGTGAGCTGTACCCAAAAGCCTTTCCGGGCTGTAAGTACAAAGAAGTAGAAAAGCTTTGGAACTTTCCAAGCGGAGCAAAGATTGAGTTTGGATTCTTGGAACGAGACGCAGATGTTTATCGTTATCAGGGTCAAGCATATAGCTGGATAGGGTTTGATGAGATTACTCACTTGCCTACAGAGTTTGCTTGGAACTACTTAGCATCTCGATTGCGTACAACTGATTCAGAGATTCAAACGTACATGCGTTGTACAGCTAACCCCGGCGGTGCTGGAGCAACGTGGGTAAAAAAACGATACATAGACCCCGCACCGTCCTACGAATCTTTTATAGGTGCAGACGGGCTAACACGGAAGTTTATACCTGCTAGGTTACAGGACAACCCCTTCCTAGCTACAGACGGGCGTTACGAACAGATGCTAAAGGCTTTGCCGCCTACACAGCGACAACAACTGTTAGATGGCAATTGGGATGTTTCAGAGGGCGCAGCCTTCACTGAGTTTGTTCCGCAGCTACATGTAATTACACCTTTTGAGATTCCAGTACACTGGGAACGCATAAAAGGGATTGACTACGGGTATGCATCTGAGTCTGCTTGTATTTGGGGTGCAGTAGACCCAAGTGACGGCACACTAATTATATATCGTGAGTTGTACAAAAAAGGTTTATTGGGTACTGACCTAGCAGATTTAATTACAAACATGGAACTAGCAGACCCCTTTTCAGTTCCCGGAGTGCTTGACACAGCTTGCTGGAGTCGCACCGGAACTACAGGCCCGACAATCGGAGAGACCCTCATAAGAGCTGGTCATAAGCTAAGAAGAGCTGATAAGAACCGAATACAAGGCAAAATACAAATCCATGAATACTTGAAAGTAATGCAAAGCGGTAGGCCACGAATACAGATATTTAATACATGCCCGAACCTGATACGCGAACTGCAAAGTATTCCTCTGGATAAAAAGAACCCAGAAGACGTAGATACACATGCACCCGATCACGCATACGATGCACTACGTTATCTGATTATGTCTAGACCTCGTATAAACGATACGCTGAGTCAGATGAGACAGTTTCATCGGGAAAGCACATTTACTCCTGTTGATTCCACCTTTGGATATTAAGATATATGAACGAAGAAAACGGTTTATTCGGAAACGCAAACGAGCTTTACTTCACTCCTGTTGAGGGGGAAAGCGGTCTCGATTTAACGCTAGAAGAAGATGTTCGTCTTCGTTTTGTTGGTTTAGTTGAAGATCGTTTTGAGCAAGCTGAAAGAGCTAGAGAGCATGACGAAGCTCGTTGGCTTCAAGCGTACCACAACTTCCGTGGTCTATATCCAAAACACGTTAAGTTTAGAGAATCAGAAAAATCTAAAGTATTTATTAAAGTAACTAAAACAAAAGTGATTGCAGCATTTGGTCAGCTGGTCGATGTTATATTCGGCACTGGTCAGTTTCCAATCGGCGTTAAAGAAACTAAAATTCCTGAAGGCGTTTCAAGCTATAAGCATTTAGACACTGCTCCGGGAATTGAAACTTCTGCTCCTGTAGAAACCGCCGAAGAAAAAAGCAGCCCTTTTGATGTCGGCTATGAAGGAGACGGAAAAGTACTAAAGCCCGGCGCAACTTTTTCATCTGGCGAATCAGCTTTTGAAAATGCAATAGAAGAAGCAGACTTATCTTTTGTTGACGGCCCTAGTCCTAACCCACAAGCGTTAGAAATTGCACCCGCAAAAAGCGCAGCACGGCTAATGGAAAAACTAATACACGACCAGATAGAAGAGTCTAACGGTTCTTCAGAGCTTCGTAATGCTTTATTTGAGTCTGCGTTGTTTGGAACTGGAGTTGTTAAAGGCCCATTCAACCATAACAAAACTTTAAGCCGCTGGGAAAAAGATGAAGCTACAGGAGAAAGAACC